TTAAGGACGGGCGTTGCCATCGGCCGGGTGATGGCCCGGTCCTTGGTGCGCGTACTGCCTGCGCTGGTGTAGCGCTTGTACAGTCGATAAGTGGGGATGCCGTAGCCCACGCCGATAGCACCGACCACGCCCGATGCATACGGGTACAGCAAGCCCTCGGTGATGTCGCATACCTGGTCCGATGGGTCTTGCATCAGCATGCCGTAGGCGCCGCCTTCGGTCACCTCAAACATGCCCTGGATGGCTTCCCACTGGCTGACGGTCAGCGGCACAAAGCCAAATTCAAACTGGCGCAGGGTGCGCGTCCAATTGATGTTGGCTTTCTCGTAACCGCTGTTGGACACGGTGCGCGTGTTCTTGCGGATCAGCTTGCCGCGCGCGCCCGCCGCCAGCACGCTATTGGGCACGATCACGTCTGACAGGACGGTGATGCTGCTCATAGGTTGCGTCCTGCGTACGAAAGTTGCCGCGATGCGTCGGCCGCGGCTTGGAGCGTGGTGGCGCGGGTGGTGCCAGGGGCGAAGGACTGGTTGACCGTAACGTTTACGGTGTTGCCTCCGCCGCCCAGTTGATTGTTCGGCGTGACGCTGCCCGCCTGGTCGCCCATCATCAGGTACTGCTTGCCGGCCACGTTTAGCAGCTCGGGGCCTTTTTCGTTGACTTGGTACAGGCCACCGGATGAGACGGGGCCACCGGCAGCGCGGGCACCAGACAACGCCGCCAATGCGTTGTAATCGCCAGTCATCGGCGTACCGGTTACCGCACCAAATATGGAGCCAATCAAACCAGTGGCACCATTGCTACCGCTGAATAGCCCCCCCAGAAATCCACCATCGCTGCCACCGCCAGATCCACCAAGCCCAAGGGCTTTTGCAAGTGGGGCCATGAACATCTCTTTGACGATCATCCGGTCAATGTCTGCCAATATGGAATTTGCAAGACTCTTGAAACTGAGTTTTCCTGTCGAGACGAAAGTAGTCAGGGCATCTTCCATCCCTTTAAACGAATTGCTGACTAACTCTTCGGTTTGCTTGTAGATATTTTGCGAATCGTCGTAGTAGTTCTGTAGCGCTTCTTTTGCGCCAAGCCCCCAATTCGCTTGCTTGTCTTTCAATCCAGCATAATAAACGTCATAGCTGGACAAAGCCTTCTGCTGGAATTCAGAAATCAGCGCCAGTTGGTCGTCGTATGCCTTCTTGGCTGCTGTACCCGGGTCATATGCACTGGGATTAACGGCCTCTGCATCGCGCTTGCTGCGCTCCAAGTCCAAACGCTGCTGCTCGTACTTGTCCTGAATCTGGGCCTTGCCTGCGGCCTGGCTGCGGGCCAGATTTCCGATGCCAAACCCTTCCAGATCGCGTGTCTGCGCACGGGTGATGGTGTCCAGATAGCGCTGGGCAGAATCACGTGCATCTTCATAGGCCTTTTCGACCTTATTGATGGATGCAGTTTGTTGTATTGATACAACCTTAGCCTTTGTAGCCGCATCGGCAGTTGCCTTTGAAATCTGCGCCTGCACATCAATAATTTCGCGGGCATTCTTCAGTCGGTCTGCGGTGATCTGCTTGTCATGGTTCGCATTCGTTGCCAGGCGGTCGCGCTCCACTTCAAGCCGCGCCAACTTCTTCGACAACCCTTCTTGTTCTGCCGAATCAACCAAATTAATCAGCGCGATCTGGCTATCTGAATAGGACTTGTCATCAATCAGTCCGGCGGCATGCTGTGCAGCGATAACTTTCTGCGCGTTGGCGTAGATATTGGTCAGTGTGTCTTGTTGCTTCTTGATGTCCTCCACATCCAAAGCAAGTTGGGCGGCTGCGTCCTGGCGTGAGGTATCCAGCGGTTTTGCACCCTTGGGGCCTTTGTATTTCTCGCGGATGTTGTCCAGCACCTTCTGGCGGTCGGCATCACTGGTCCCGGCTTTATCGGCCAACGCATTGGCGATAGCCAATTCCTTCGTCAGCTTTTCCTGCCGCGTTAGTGTTTGCTCTTTGAGCTTGCCGAATGCAATCTCTGCGTCATTGCGCGCATTGATGGTCGCCTTGACTGCTGCGGACTGGTTATCAAACTTGAGTTGTTCCTTGGCTAGGGCCAATTGTTCCTGCAGTGCGGAACGGCGACGGTCTGTCAATTCTGGATTGCTGGATTTACGGGTATCCAGGGCCTCCAATTGGGCTTGGATACTCTTGATCTGATCATCTGGCGTCTTGACCCGGCCAATCGACAGCATCGCCTCTATCGCTGAACTGGCTGCACCCTTAACGCCGATCCATGCGCGCTCCAGAAAGCCCACGTTTCCAGTCACCGTCTGGATCTGCCCGCTGAGTGCATCCATCGTCACGGCGATGGCTTTTTGTTTGTCGCCCTGGTCTTCCAGTGTGCGGATGTACTCCAACTGAGCCGCAGTCAGGAAGTGATAACTCTCATTGGTTTTTTCAGCCCAGCGCGCGACACCATCGGTCATGCCGATAAAGTCCTTGACGATCTTGCCGGCAGACTCGCCGCTAGCACGCGATAGGAGTTCCGTAGCCTTGGCGGTAGCGCCCAATGCATCGCCGCTGAATTTGCCGCTCTTGATTAGTTCCTGTGTGACCTCGCGCGCACTGCCGATTGTGACGCCGCTGGACTTGGCAACACTTTGGGCCAGGCTGTTGTACTGGCCTTCTGTGATGCCAGCATAGTTGCCCGTCAACGTCAGGGAGTTGGCAAAGGCGCGGCTTTCCTGATCGCCTTTGGTATATGCAGCGACCAAACCAATCGTTGCTGCAGCCACGCCGCCAATCAACAAGCCCAAAGGCGTCAGAGCCAGCGCCAGTAGTCCGCTGGATTGGGCAAAGATGCTGGCCGACGTGGAGAGGCGGGTAAAGTCACCTCGGGCAATCTCGCGTGACATCACCAGCAATTCCCGCTTCGCCACCGAGGATTGCAGGCTGAAACCTTCCAGCGAATGCGCGGCCTGCTTGGCACTGGCCGACTGGGCCTTGAATTGCGCGTCGGCTGTTTGAAGTTGCGAAATCAGCAACTTGGCTTGATCCGCTACACCCAGTTCAGCCGCCTTGAATTCAAGCAAAGCCGATTTCGACATGCCTGCCGTGTCTACCTGGCGCTGCAAAGCACTGATGAACTTTTCTTGCTCTGCGTTCAATTCGACCTGAGCCGAGCGGGTTTGCCGCGATGCCTGCAGTAAAGCAGTCATGCGTTGTCCGTAGCTTTGGCCTACGTTGCCCGCCTTTTCCAGAGATGCAGACGAACGCGCCCCAGCCTCGGACAATGCATCCAGATCTACGGCGGCCTGTTTGGCCTCTGTGCTATCGATGCGAAGGGAAAGGCTGGCAATATCCATAGCGGTCCTATTTCTTGCGCATGGTTTCCAGCGCAGCGTCTTCAAGCGTTCGGATGTCTTGGAAGATTTCTGTCCATAGCGCACGCGCTACGCCAGTCAGGCGCAAGACGGTGGGCAAGGCGGTGTAATCGAGGCCAATCGGACCGGATGGCCCCATGCGCCACTGCGTAGCAGCAGCAATGAAGGTATTGATCGCCAGCAGGTTGTCTGGCCAGATTTCCACAGGTGGGCCGATCGCCTCTTCCATCGTGAGGCCCCATGCTTGGACCTCTTCGGGTTTTGGCCCTTCGGTGTAAAGAGCGCGAGCGGCTTGCCTTAGTTTCCCAATTTGGCCTGCATCAATTCGCGGATGTAGGTGTTGGCAATGGCCCATGCCGAGCCGTGGTAACTGCCCACCAGCGTGCGAACGGTATCCGCGTTGAAGGGGTCATCCAATTCCCAGCCACTGACCACTTTCAAGACGATGGCTACATCGTTTTCCAGCGATTCGCCGGTCAGTTCTTTCAACTCGGCCAGATACACATCCAGTGCTGAGCGATCACGGTGTTTAAAAGTGAATTCCACCTCCACAGGCGTAGCGCCAGGAACGGGGATGGCGACTTTGGCCTGAAAAGTAGGATTTGGAACGAGTGAGAGTTTTGCCATTTTGTAAATCTGTGTTGTGGTCTAAAAAGACCCAACGGGTGCGACCCGCCAGGCATGAAAACCCGCCCATGGCGGGCGTGGATCATTTAGGACGAATAGCGCACAGGCTCATTCAGCATGTTCATCGTGACCTGGCAGGTCATCAACTGGTTGACCGTCATTGATGGAATGCGGTTCAGGCTGATGTAGCAGTTGTGGTACAGGAAAGAACCATTGGCCAAGGCGATCTTGACGGCGCGCGGCAGGCGGTCATCGTTGGCAGCAGAGGCCAGCAGATAACCCGCCAGGGTCGGATCGTCAGCCACCTCAAACGTCATGTCGAAGGGATTTTTGATGGTCGGGATCTGGCGCTGCGCGTCTGCTTCCAGCAACTGGTAGGTCAGGAACTGTTGCACGCCACCCGACGACGTAGAGTTGACGATCTGTTGCAGTTGGGTCCAGCCCGTGATCTTGCGAACCGAGCCAACGCCATTGCCTGCGCCGTAGATCGATGTCAGCGTGGAATCCAGATTCTCATAGCTGAAATTGTTGGTCGTCACACCCGATGCGCGGGCGATCTTGTTATTGAAGCGCGACCAGCCAGAAGTGATCTCGAAAATGTCGCCCGCCGACAGGCCGTGGGCCGTAGCTGTTGCGACAGGAGGCGCCGCATTGGTCAATGCAGTGACGGGAATTGCCGAGCCGTAGCCGCTTGCAATGAAAACGGTTGCGCCATTGGGCAGCGTAAGAGACATGGTGTTTTCCTTTCGGGAATAAAAAAAGCCACCCGAAGGTGGCTAGTGAGATGCCCGGAAAGGGCGGGTGGAGATTTAGATGGTGTCTGCGCGGTACTGGCAACTCACCGGAATAAGGTAGTTGTTCACGTCCTGCATGGCGGGGCCTGCACTCATGGGAGTAAGCAGAATGACTTTGATGCCACCTTGGGTAAGTGGCGTCTGGATCGGAAATAGAGCATCAAGTGCCGCTGCCAGAACCTGCCCATCGCCAGGGCCAGCATTCAGCGGCATGACAATGGATGCTTGATAAACCCCTGTGTATTGGCGATGCAGGCGATCTAACGTTTTGCTGATGGTGCTGGCGGGCAACAAATACGAGCGCAGATAGCGGCCCGTGGGCTGCACGAATGGCACGTTTTCATACGCGATCAAGATGGGCGGTGTTTGCGCTTGCGCCCATGCGGACAAACGGGATTCAAAGGCCGCGCGAATTAATGCATTGCTCATGGCAATTCGCTCACAGCCTTATCGACGGAGACCTGAAACTCGGTGACAGCCAGCCGCACCATTCCATAAGGAGCTTGCTTAGACCAACCGTTCTCTAGTCGTTGTGCGTAGGGCAGATTGTTAGTGATGTAGATACTAGGCCCAGTCTTGAAGTCGGATAACGCCGCGTTGCCCGCTGCAATCGTTTCGGTGCCGTCCTTGTCGGTCAGATCA